CCTGCAACTTTCTGTTCTGCTACAACTACACCAGGCGTATAAACACCTGAAGTTATAACACCAGATGATACCTGATCAGCAGCAGCACTACCACCAGAAGGTGTAATAGATGTGTCTACACCACTACCACTAACGGCATACGATGATCCAATTCTATCAGTAGATGTATGTGCTCCACCAACACTGAGTTGTACACTAGAGGCAAATCTAGATGTGATGTCTGCCTTAGCTTCACCTACAGCGACACCACCCATGAATAACATGATTATAGGTAGTAATTTTTTCATCCTTTTTGACATTTTTACCTGGACTATATAGGTGTTTATTACCCCCATAAAAAGTGTGGTATGCTACACTTCCAGAAATCTTAAGATGGTGATTAAATAGTAATGTCGCCTTCGGGGACACAATTTACACTCGCTTAAAAGGAGAACTATGAACTTAGCAAGATACCATGCTGCAGATCTTCCAGCACTAATGGAAAAGATCACAAAGAATAGTATTGGGATGGATGAATATCTAAATAGATTTTGGGAAGATACAACAACTTCTAACTACCCACCTTATAATTTAATACAATTAAACAATCATGAATCGAAACTCGAAGTCGCCTTGGCGGGGTTTAAGAAAGATGAAGTTAAAGTCTATACGGAGTTTGGAAAACTACATGTCGAAGGCATCAAAGATGAAAAGGAAACAGATGTCGAGTATAGTCACAGGGGCTTGGCACAACGTTCATTCACAAGGACTTGGCAACTCAGCGACGATTGCGAAGTTCGACAGGTCGTATTTGCCGATGGACTCTTATCCATCGAATTGGGAAAAGTAGTTCCAGAGAAGCATTCCCGTAAGGATTACTTGACAGTAGATTAAGATTAGATTAAACTGCTCTATATAAAGAGCACTTAAGCGGATCCTAATGAAAAGGCTTATCGCATTAGCAGCACTTGCTACTCTAATACCTGGTTGTGCCGAGGCACGGACTAGACTTAGTGGAGCAGGTGCTTCTTTTCCATCTAAGGTATATCAAAGATGGTTCTCTGACTACGCAAAGTCAGGAGGTAACAGAGTAAACTACCAAGCAGTTGGTAGTGGTTCAGGTAGAAAAGCATTCCTAGATGAAACAGTGGACTTCGGAGCATCCGATGACCCAATGAAAGCAAGTGATATTGCTAGAGCAAAAAGAGGATTAGTCCAGATACCTATGACAGGAGGCACTATTGCTTTCGGTTATAATATGACTGGTTGTGATTTAAAACTCACACAAGAGCAAGCAGTACAGGTTGCTATCGGTGAGATAAACAACTGGTCACAGGTTGGTTGTGAAGAACATCCAATGACTTGGGTGTATCGTTCTGATGGTTCTGGTACTACTGCTGCATTTACTAGATCGATGAATGAGTTTAGTAAGAAGTGGAAACTTGGAGTTGCTAAATCAGTTGCTTGGCCAGTTGGTATAGGTAACAAAGGTAATGCTGGTGTTGCTGGCAACATTAGAAATCAAATTGGTTCTATTGGTTATGTTAATCAGTCCTACATTAAGGGTGAAGTCAGAGCTGCTGCTCTTCAGAATAAGAATGGTGAGTTTATTAAACCATCAATTGAGTCAGGTGCTTTGGCACTCAATGGGATATCACTTGATGAAAACCTCGCAGGGACAGACCCTAACCCTACAGCAGAAGGGGCATACCCTATTGCTACGCTTACATGGGTACTTGCTTATGAAACTGGTAATGGTAACAAGACTGAAGCAGTGAAGGATACCTTTAGAACGTTACTCTCTACAGAGTATCAAGAGAAGGCATCTGTGCTAGGTTATGTACCACTGAGAGGTGACATCCTTGAGAAGTCTCGTGCTGCTGTTGACAAGATTGGTAATTAGTGTTATGATATCATTATGGAAAAAATGAAACTGATAGGGATAGGACTAGGAGGAATTCTAGGTGTATCCCACTTTGCTATGATAGGTATGCTTGCTACTCGTAGCAACCTACCAACGTTGAATGTACCAGTTAATGAGTATACTTCTTACAGAGCAAGAGTTACTAAGGATGGATACGATATAGAATACAGAGCAAATGATCCTAAGACTGTTGTGATAACTGAGGAGGTCAAGGAAAAAGGTGGCTTTCTGGGACTTGCTAACGAAAATAAAACTATCGTTAAAGAAGTACCTGTTGATGGGTCACTCTATCCTAAGACACAAGGATATCAAAGAGATGAGATTGGAGCAAGATCTGAAGCCTGTATCAAGGCAATTGGTGGAGGAGAACAAACAGGTAGAATGGTCGGTGGGAGCGTTGGTGCTGCTGTTGCTACTACTGGTGTTGCCTCTATTCCTTTTGTTGGTTGGGTACTTGCTGGTGCTGCTACTATGATCGGAATGGATCAAGGTGCAGAGATAGGTGGTAACATGGCAGAAGATCTTAATAAGGAATGTTGAATAGTGAAGAGAACATTAATTGGTTAAATATTAAGTAATGTTACAACACCCCTACTAATGCAAACTTTTAAAATGGTTTTGATGATACTTGGTACTGTTATACCATTTACATTTATGTGGTTAACAATGATGAATTATATGATGGATGATTAATCTGCTATATAATACACAACTAAAGAGACCTTGAGGGGTCTCTTTTTATATGGAGACTTAAATGAATGTCTATTTGAATTTAAAACCAAATAATTATGGAGGTGAATGTGACCTCTTGACAGTTGATGTACCTTCAAGTTATACTGAAGAACTACTAAAGTATGTCAGACCTCTTGCTGAGGAAAAAGACGTACCAGAAACTAAAATCCTTAAGGATATCATTACCCAATCTATTAACGAAATACAACAGAGAAGTTATGAGCGTAAGAATCGTAAGACTAAGAAACGGTGAAGACGTTATTTGTGATCTTTATGAAGTTACTACTAAGGAAGATCCCGAAAAAGCGATTGCCTTTCAATTGAAAGATCCGTATTCAGTTTATACTGAAGTAGATCCTATACTTGATACATCAAGTGAAGGAGAAATACAAAAGGTCAGTTCACCTCAACTTTCCTTTGTCCCTTGGGCACCTTTATCACGACATAATACCATTATGTTAAAGTTGGAAGAAGTCATAAGTGCTTATGAAACTTTCGATGAGGTTATTAACAAATACAACGAATTAACTGGAGCAACTAATGGAAGAGGAGATGGTACAAGTACCGCAGGAAGCACCGATGCCTCTGGAGGGGGATCAAATGATGCAAGAGGCATTGAAAGTGATTTTGTTGAGGCAAAGATCGGAGTACCTGTTGGGGAAAGTGACGGAGCTGGACGAGGAGCCAAGCCTGTTAATTGAATCGTGTTATAAAATTGTGGAAGATGGGAACCAACCTATGCTGGTACCATTTCCATCATTCTCTTCACAACGTGACATGTTCTTGACATCCGAAGTAGTTTTGACTATACTGGATCCAAGTCCCGAAGTAGAAAAACTCTACAACGCTATACACAAAACTTAGATGAGTCAGTTCTACACCAACATCCAACTTGCTGGTGACACGATACTATATCGTGGATATGATAATGGAGAACCTGTGCAGTTTAGGTCACAGTTCTCCCCTACATTATACGTTTCCTCTAATAAGAGGGAGAAATATAAAACTCTAACTGGTCAAAATGTAAAACCTATAGAGTTTATGAATGCGAGAGCAGCACGTGAATTTATCAAAACCTATGATGGTGTAGAAGGATTTGAAGTGCATGGGTATGAACGTTTTGTATATCAGTATATGAGACGTGAGTTTCCTGGTGAGATTGATTACAATATCAATCAGATGAAGATCTTTGCATTGGACATTGAGGTTCAATGTGAGAATGGTTTCCCTGATGTAGAAGCAGCAGCAGAAGAAATGCTTTCGATTACCATTAAAGATATGGTGACGAAGCAATTTTATTGTTGGGCGGTTAGAGAATTTGAAGTACCTGATGGTGTCAAAGCATTTATATTTGACACTGAGAGAGATCTATTTACTAATTTTATAGAGTGGTGGGTTCATAATACACCAGACATTCTTACAGGATGGAACGTTAACCTATATGACGTACCTTATATTGCACGTCGTATCAATAGGATACTTGGTGAGAAGTGGATGAGGTCATTGTCACCTTGGAATAGGGCAAACGAAAGAGAAGTTTATGTACAAGGAAGAAAGAACTATGCGTACGACATTAGTGGCATTAATGTCCTTGATTACCTTGATTTATATCGTAAGTTTACATATACAAATCAAGAATCTTACCGACTTGACCACATCGCTTTCGTCGAACTTGGTCAGCGAAAAGTTGATCACTCTGAATACGAAAACTTTAAGGACTTCTATACCTCTGACTGGCAGAAGTTCATAGAATATAACATCCAAGACGTTGAGTTGATCGACAAATTGGAAGACAAGATGAAGTTGCTTGAACTTGCCATAACAATGGCTTATGATGCTAAGGCAAACTTTGAGGATGTGTATTCTCAGGTACGCATGTGGGACACTATCATTTACAATTACTTAAGTGATAAGAACATAGTTGTACCACCCCGAAAGGGATCTAAAAAAGATGAAAAATACGCAGGTGCTTATGTCAAGGAACCGATTGCAGGAAAGTATGATTGGGTGGTCAGTTTTGACCTTAATAGTCTGTACCCTCATCTTATTATGCAGTACAATATATCACCAGAGACCCTCTGGGAGACTAGACATCCCCGTGCGAGCGTTGAAAGGATCTTAAATCAAGAGATTGATTTTGGTGATTGTAATTATTCCGTGTGTGCCAATGGTGCTCAGTACCGTAAGGATATTCACGGGTTCCTACCAGAAATAATGCAGAAAATATATGACGAACGTACGATTTATAAGAAGGCCATGCTCAAAGCGAAACGGGATAATGAAGTTTCGCCAAGTGCCAAACTACAAAGAGATATTAGTAAATTCAATAACATCCAAATGGCTCGAAAGATCCAGCTCAATTCGGCTTATGGTGCCATTGGAAACCAGTACTTTAGATACTACAACTTATCTAATGCTGAGGCGATTACTCTCAGTGGGCAGGTTAGCATCCGTTGGATTGAAACAAAAATGAACAAGTATCTTAATACGATACTGAAAACAGAAGGAGAAGATTATGTTAT